TTCAACACCCGACAGAGATGTTTGGACAGCCACAATGTCTCCGGCTACAACGCCAAGCGCATTGAAATCTACACCGCCTGTATCTATTAATTGATTAGCTAAAGCAAAAGCTGTCGTTGTGCCTCCGGTAATAACAGACTTATATACCAATACTTTATTTACGAAGTAGTAATCGCTACCCGTAGTTGTATCTGAAGGCATTTGGTAAGAACCCGCCGTCCCTACTGTGTCTATAAATAACCCTTCAGTAACGGAGAATAAATCCATAGACTCCTCAATACCCTTAGCTAAGTCAGCTATACCTGAGCCTGACTGCCGAGCGTTCTCTTTATTTATCTGATAATTGTACTGATAAAAATAACTCTCGAAGATATCTAACTGCGCCTGCTTTGCAAATAGATTAAAATCAGATGGGGAAAGATACCCATAGTTATTCTTATTTAGCACAGACAGTACAGTATTTCTAACTGTGTTAATCATTGCCTTGTTTTAGGCAAAGATACGGAAAAAAAAGAGGGGGTACTTTTAACCTTACTACCAAGCGATACTCGTATGGTCTATACGAGATATAGGGAAAGGTAGTGCCGCCGTAACGGTAGCGTTCTTCCCTTGAAGAGCGGTTGCCCAAGCATCTAAAATTGCTTGTGCTTCCGTAGTGTCAGCAGCTCCCCCACCTGAACCCGTTTCATAAAGGGTATAACATAAAACTTCGGGTGCTGTTCCATCTAAGTAAGAAGGTATATTGGTATATATAGTAACCTCAGTAGGTGCTGTTCTACGCACATCCTGTATGCTGTTTGTAGGAATATAATACAACACTTGGGAAGTATCTCTAATAACGAGAAGGGAGTTCATACTACAAAGATAACCAAAAAAAAAGAGGGGCAATAGCCCCTCTCTTTCTATAGTAGGATATAACTCTTAACTAAGGTAAGCCAAAATCTGACCTCCTGCGAGTTTAATTTCTGCCACACCATTTGTGTAAGCAGTATTCTGCACATCCAAAATCTGCTGTGTCACTTGCTCTGCAGCAACAGGGTTGTCTGCTACGTTGGCTGTATGATGTACAGTTAAGTAATCTGTAGTAGTGTCAGCACTTGCGTACGTAATAATAAAAGAAGTATTACTATCCGCAATCACGGATATAACATCCGATGCACGAATCCACCAACGAGCTGAGATGGTTGAGTCTCCGCCTTCTCCAACGCCATCGAAGTATAGGTATTTTTCGTTCATCATGATGCTATTGATACTGCTGTAATGGTTCCCAACTTAGGCCCAATGTCTCCATTTACCCCCGCTCTAACTACAGTTACTTGGTCAGTGCTGTTGGCTGAGGTTTCGAACCACTTATTTACAATCTCTGCACAAAAGTTGTAGTAATCCTGCTCTTCGTACCCCGCAGCTCCACCTGTGGTAAACTCGGTTGTTCCATCCGGCCCTTTCACCACAAAGGCAATATCTTTACTTAAATTGTCTTGTTGGTTTAGGCGGATAGAAAAGGCTCCAAAGGGAGAGTTACTGTCATAAACAGGAGCCCACAAGTTATATGCAGGAAGCAACCTTTCCGTCTGTCCAAAAGTGGCAGTAAGATTAGTTACTTTAATATACTTGGAATCACTCATATTACGGAGTGTATGTGATAGTAGTTACTGTAAGAGGAGGTGTAGGTTTATGTTCTACTTCTCTCCAATTAGAAGCAAGCGCTTTCTCTACTTCGTCAGTCATCCATAGCTTAAAAGTATGCGAAGATGCAGCTTCAGCATCATGAGTAATTACTATAGCACTTGCTACTTCAGGAGTAATGTACTTGTGCTTGTCGTGTCAAGATGAGCAAGATTCTCTAATGGAATAGCTTGCTCTTGACCTGAGCTGTCTGTTAATGTGATGTATTTTACCATGATTTAAAAAATTATGAGCTTGCAGGAGCGCTAATGTTGGTAACAGTTTGAGGGAAGTCACTAGCATCTACAGTAAGGTAAGGCGACGTGTAGCTGCTAGACTGCACCTTAACGAGCAGGTCTTTTACAAAATTGCACATATAAATATCTTGCGCGAGGTCTGTTGTGCTCGCATAGGTAATTGTCATAGTATCATTTCCCGAATCACTATTCATGTACTGAACCTTGCATGTACTAGCCGGTGATGAACCGGCCTTAATAACCTCCTTAACCTTAAAGGCCGGAAGAATCATAGTGTCATGGGTCGCTATGCCCGTGACTTTAATATACTTTTGCATGTTAAAAAAATTATGCGTTAGAAAAAAATATCTATGCAAATATAGACAAAAAAAAAGAGAGACATTTCTGCCTCTCTCTCTCTCTTCCATCTTAATACTTACGATTCTATAACAGACTCGAGCATCTTTAAAGCTTCGATGCCATCATCGCTCTTTAAAAACGAAGCAGCAGCCTGTGTAGCTCCTAGTCCAAATGGAACGGTAAGCATTTTCTTTTTATTATTAGCAGTACTAAACCACACCTCCGTATCCTGACGGCGAGTAGACAATAGCCCTGCATCGAAGAATCGTTGTACATTAGAATTGTACTTCAACTCAGGGTCTTGGAGCATATTTAAAAATCCTGATGGGTCATTCTTAGCGGCAACCAATACATCACGCTTCATCTCAGCGGTAGTGAGGGTGTCTGTATTGCGACCATACATAACACGACAAATATTTTCAAGCTGCTCTAAGGATAGCTGTCGAGCCTCTATAAGCGCATCGACCTCTACATTTAAACTCTCCATCTCTTTAGATGCATCTTTTTCTTTATTGACCTGCACGAAGTGCTTACCATAAAGGGGATGATACTCTAAGAATTTTTGGAGAATTTGATTCGTTCTAGGTACGTGTAAGAAGCCGTCATCGAAAATTACAGGCTCAACGATAGCGTTGCCATCCTGTTCATCTTCAAAAGGAGATTTCTGATTGCGGGCATATCTCAATGCTCGATTCTCTCCGCGCTCTTCATCAAACCACAGTAGTGGTGAGCGACGGCTATTACGTGTAGGCAGCATAAAGGAAAGGGGTGCTGCTCCCCTTGTGAGTTTGTATGTCTTGTCGACATACTTGTCTTTTTTCTGATTCATGATTAGATATAATTTAATAAAAAAAATAAGGTAGGAGACGTGTCCTTGAGGACACGCCTCCCCTCCTTACCTATATTTTGTTACGCATTAAAGATAACAAAGTTGTTAGCTCCTAGAGTACATACTGCACGCTCAGAGAGGAAGTTCACCTGCATCTTATCGATGTCAGATGTTTGAGCCCCTCCTGCAGAACCTGTAATCCAAGACTTGTAACGACGGTCTTCAGTCTCAGACGCACGGTAACGTACATGTAAGAATGGACGCTTCGCGTTCTTTCCAAGGACTTGGTCGTATACAGTAGTTGAACCTGCAGGAACAAGAAGACCATTTACTGCACCGCTACCTGCCACTGAAGACAAGTCACCACGCATAGTTGGGTCGTTCAAGTATTTCCAATCAGTCTTGTAGAAGTCATATCCTCTACGGAAACCTGTGAAACCTAAGTTCAAAGCCATCTCCTTATCGTTATCGAAAAGACCATATGAAGTACCACCTGCTCCGTAAGAGTTTTGGGCCGCTAACATATCGTCGATATCGAATCCGAAGTCACGGTTTACAAAGAGAACATTCTCTTCGATAGAACCTTGCTTATCGAGACGAGAGATAACTGTATCGAAATCTGCAAGGGTAGTAGGATTTCCTCCTGCCCATACATTTCCTCGACTGTTTACTACGTAGAAGATACCGTCTGAACCGTTAAGGTCAGCCACTGATGCTCCTGCTGCTGTGCCTTGTAATAGGTCACCTGCACCGGAAGCTGCTTCCGCAGGAACAGCCTCAATCATAGCAGTCTCCAAGTAATCGTCGAAACGAAGACGTGTCTCATGCTCTGACTTAAGATACCATAGGTATCCTGCCGCACCGTTTTCAGTAGTTACTTCTACCCATCCAATCTGAGCCATATCAGAACCATTTACTTCGTAAGTGTCCTTTAGGATGATTGGCTTATTATCGAAAATCCAATCGTCTGCCTCTAAAGAACCCGACATTCCGGCATCTCCTTTGTTGAACTCAGAACCGTAGATAAAGACAGTAAGGTCATTTCCTCCTGCAGTAGTAGCTGCAGCAGAACCTGCCGCTTCGTACAAATTAGCAGTAAAAGTACCCGCCGCAGTATCTACATTACTAACGATAGCTTTGTTAGAACCTGCTCCGTTATTCCAAACAAGCATAACAGTTTGGTTATTACGAAGAGCGATTCCTCCTGTAGCTGATGTAGTAGTTCCTGCAACATTGAGAGTGTCGTTAACGATAAGAGGAAGTGTAACTGCTCCTGCCCCTACAATTGCCGCCGTTCCTACTTGTACATATTTAGTATGTAGCCTTCCTTGCTCTGTCCACTTGATAAGGTCAGAGTTTGAGGGCATCTCTGCTCCTACCATACGGAGGAAAGAAGAGATAGTGCGATTTCCATAACGCTCGAATTCTTTCTCATAAGTATCAGGAAGATACTGATTCAAGAAATCAAAGTTATTGATATAGTTTGAAGATACGGGTATTTGCTGCGCACTTGGTTGCAAATCCATACCTGCTGCTGTTAAAGCCATTTTTTTTAGTCTTAAAAGTTATTATTTACGACTCCGAATTTTTAATCCTCGACCTGAGTCAGGTGTCAAAGACTTTACCTGCATTCCTCCCTTGCTTGTGACCTCCGGCGCTTTACGCATAGACATATCTGTGTTTTTCATCTTGCGCATCGTGTCGTCAGCCTGCGTAGATTTACCTTGCTCATAAAAGAACTTGGCAAATTTCTCAGGATTCATAGCGATAGCCATCGACCTATGGTATCCTACAGCGTCTTTAATTAATCCGTCATCATCAATAAACTTCTTTACGAAGTTGCTTGCATCCTGTTGGATTTTCTTCAATTCAACTGCATCACCCGGTGAAAAAGTAACCTTCTTATCTTCGTCAAGCGTGAACTCAAAACCTTTGAACTCACTTCCGAAAACTTCGTTAGTTTGTTTTTGAAACCATTCCTGCTTTCTTTTTAAACCTTCTTCGTAGTCCGATGTCTGTTTAACATATTGCCTATACGCTTCGAGGTTCTCAGAATCTTCCTTAGAAATAGAACTCCCACTTGACTCAAGGGGCATCCTGTATTTTTCTTTCTCAGACTCAAAGTAGTCCTTAGCTTTAGCAATAGCTTTTTTCTTTGAGAGCTTAGTCTTCTTGATAGTAGACTCGTCATCGAGGTCTTCATCATACGCATATGCTTCCATAAGTGTATCAATGTCCTCGGCATCAAGTCCCCTTTCCGTAGCGACTAAGTACTCTCTAAGTATTTTGTCGGGCTTCATCTCACTAAAGTCTCTATTAAGACTTACGTAATCATTGATGCCACGACCTGTTTCTTTTTTATAGTTAAGATATGCAGCTACATCTTCAGGCAAATCTTCGGATTGCTTACGCTCCTCGAAGAGTTGGTCTACAGAGTCTATCTGCTTATCATACCTATTTTTAATATATGAAAGAACGTCTTCGTCAGAAAGTTCTGACTTAACTTCCGATTCAATAGTTTCTTCTTTAACTACCTCCTCTTCTTTGGGAGCAGGAGGTTCCTCTAACTTAGAAGTGTCTATTCCTATATTCCCTTCAAGTTGCTCTTCATGTTTTTGAAGAAGCTCTTGTTCAATTTCTTGTTTCGATTTTTCCTCCGACCCGGAGACTTCGCGTACTTTAATTTCCATAGATTTAATTTTTACAAAAGTAATACATTTTATTTTATACTATCTTGGGGAGAACTCAGCTAGGTCAAACCCATCTAAGCTATCCTCATTTGATTCGAAATTTTGTGGTGGTAAATTATTCTTACGTTGATTAATAAGTTTACTCTGCTCAGAATTCTGTTGGCTTATGCGGTCAGACTTAGCCCCCTCACGTTGAGTTTCTCTTTGCTGAAGTGCAGTTTCTGATATATTACGTAGCTGTTGGTTATAATCAAACTCTTGCTGCATAAGCATTTGTTTTAATTTAGCTTCGTTATTCATCTTCTCAATTTCAAAAGCTACTTCCGCTTGTTTAACTTGCATCTTAGATTGTGTCTCCGCTTTAAGCTTCTCCATAGCTACACCTGCCGCCATCTGCTGTGACTTAAGCTGTCTCTCTGTTTCCATAGCTTGCTTTTGTAGCATCATCTGCTCTTGCTTTTCTTCTTTCTGTGTTCGCTTAAGCTTGAGCAACTGATTGGCAAGCTTAAGATTCTTAAGCTCACGGATATCAATAGCGTCTTCAAGGTTTATATCTCCTTTAGAAAGGGCCATTTGAATATTTTGTTCAAGCTGCGCTTTCTGCTCTTCATCAGGAGCTACTTCAATAAAGATTCCAAAGTCATAGATATATAAGTCTGAAATTTCTCTTAGGATACTTACGTTATACTTTCCAATCTGATTAATAAACTCATCAGTAAAGTCTGAATACTCTAAGATATCTGATATACGATACGACAATCCCTCTGCTAAGGTTCGGTACATATATAAACTTGCGTTTAGGATATGTCGCGTAGCAGTGTTTGAATTTAAAGCCGCTAACTTCTGAACTCCCACCAATGCGTCAGGGTCAGGTGTAGAACCGTCTCTCGCTTCATTTAAGCCCGTTACAGACCTTATCATATCTAAGTAATGATTATAGTTAGCTATAAGCATTTGTGTCTTAGAAGCGCCTGAACTAGACGTAAGCTCTTGGATAGGGATGCGAGCGTTATTAAACTCACCATCTTGCGTATAACTTCGGCCAATTACAGAACCTGTTTGGAAGTATAACCTTAAAGCGTCTTCAGGGTTATAAGCATTTCCCGTACCGAGGTCGACATCGTTTAGTCCATCGGCATCTATATATACACCATCAGGTACAGTTCGTGCAATAACTTGCTGTAGTTTTAAGTGCGTCATCTGAATTAAATCAGCGAATGGAATCATCCTGCGCACTAAAGATTCAATAACTCCTTTATACATCCTAGGAGCTACAGCTACATAGTTAGGTATAGCATGCTGACTAGCTGACTTAGGGCGAACCATATTCTTAGCCATCTCCCACTTAAGGACGTAGTTAGTTCCCATAACCATTACGCCATCATACCATACATCAATCTTCTTTTCTACCTTCTCATAATCTCCCTCCTCCATCATATCTGTTGGGGGGTTAAACTCATCCGTTTTAGGAATCATTTTCATATTCCCATTATCATTCACCTTCTTTTTATATACTATAGAGTTGCTAGACTTATAGTTAAAATAAAGAAGGGTGACGGTATCACGATAGAAAATAGAATTATCGTAATACTGAGCTACATTAAAGTAATCATACCAACTCTGACCTCGTAAAGAAATTTCTTTTAATTGTTCTCGAGTTAAAGTGGGGTCTATTTTAAGAAGGTCATTTACATTTACCGTCTTTACTTCTCCCCAATAGAAACAATCTTTAAAGTGAGGGTCTTCAGTATAGCTATATATAACATTAGCAGGGTCAACATATGACACCTGTACTCCGCTACCTTTTAAGAACTCATGCTTTGCTACTGATATCCCACAAACCGTAAGGTCATAGTCAAATCTTTTACGTAAATCAATATAGTGGTTATCTTCAAAAAGAGTATTGATAGCTTCTTCTTCAGCAATCTCTATAGCAGGCTTATAATTAATCTGCATATATAAAGAGAGTTCCTCATCAGTTTGAGGTAGGTCTTCAGGGCTATTGATAAATGGATTTGCGCCTGTAGCCTTTTGAATCTTATCTAATAAAGGTTTAGCAACCATCTGCCCCTCTATCAAGTCCTGATACTTACTTCTCTTAGATTGAGAGAGAGCATCTTGAGCATATGCTTTAACAGAAAATAACCTATCTGACATTCCATTGACAACAATGTCAACGAACTTTGCCAAAATAGGAACAGGTGTCCAATCTAAATTTAGATAAGACAAGTCACCATCAATGGCGAGTTCTTGTTTGTATTTAGCAATAGGCTGTTCTCCCCGCGCATATAAACGTAATCTATGGAAGTTTCTCCATTGGTCATAAAATCTACACTGAGCTCCGTCTTTTCTAAACCACTCATACTGAATAGCTTGACCAACTTGAAGACCAAACTCTACAGAGTTTTTCTCACTGTCGGACACGAATTGACTCGGAAACCCTGTAGATGAAATATCTATTTTAACATCTTTCATCGAATCAGTTCACTTAAAGTCCCCTTATTATTATATCTAGCAAAGGTAAGGCTTAATTTATTAGTTTTTTTCTCAGGTTGATAGAGGTGTTTTTGGCATGCCATAATCGCTAAACCCGAGCTAATAGTAGCATCAAACTTAGTTCTATTATTAATATCAAACTTAGCCCAATCCTCTAAGGTTCTATTAAAAACCATCATACCCATTTCATCTGCATCTCTAAATGTTCCCTCCAAATCCATACCAACATACTTCTCTATATAAGACTCAACAGCAGAAGCATGCGATTGCTTAACGGCTTCGGAAGAGTTAGGTATCCCCCCTAGTTCTCTTTCTGTTTTTGAAAGTTTATTGTACGCTTTGTCAGGTCTATTAGTACAGAACCCTCGGTATCCTCTATTCTTAAAATGATATAGAAGTCTTGGTTTATTATTCTCTATTAGAATTGGCATCCCATAAAAGACACATGCCATTAATACTTCCTCATAAAATATCTCAGCCGTTTGTGGGCGAGCTACATACTCGAGGAAGAATTCATTGCTAGGAGCGTCATCCATATTAAACTTAGTGAGTCCATGCAAAGCTCCGTTAGAACCTCCCCCTCCTACTACTCCGGATATATCATATGAGTCACACCCAAATGCTCCGATATGGTCGTTGCCGGGAAACTTAATTCCGTTCTTCTTTATAACCCTATTCTGTAATCCCTTAGAAGGCATCCATCCAACATGGAATCTCCCGCTTTTATCGGGAGAGAAGATAACCTCACTATCTTTAACCCCGTCTTTCCATCTGAAACTTCCTCGCGTTATGTGGTGTTCCTTTATTAAGGTATCGTTATAATCTATCTGCTGATATATACGGGTAAGATTAAATAAAGCTTGCTTACTCTCATCTCTAAAGGCATGCGAAGTAGTACGAGGGAATTGTCTATAGTATTCATTTAATGCGTCAGCATCTCCCTTTAACGATTCAACCTCCGCTTCCCAATAGTCCACAGCACCTTGATATATACTTTCATTATCAATACCGAGTACTTCGGAGATGGGATTATGAAGTACAGGCATACCATATCTATCAATGAATCCCTCCATATTCCACTCCATAGGGATAAATAGCGAGTATAGCCCGCTTTTCGTTTGCCCATTTCTATTTCTCTTTAAGACATTAGAGTCGTCATATAGTTTTTTAAAGTTGCCTCCACCTTTATTAAGAGCGTTTGAGGTAGAACCCATCATACATTTCCCTATAATTCTACTTCCAAGACGTAGACATGTTTTAGTTACACGCCAATTGTTTAGTATATTGTTAGGTTTTATCCACTTTCCACTCTCATCGTGAACTAAGAGAAGGAGCTTCTCTCCGTCATATGAGTTATCGTCAGTATTCTTCCAATCAATTGTTGTATCAAGACCGTCTATCTCATCGTCCTCAACATCAAACATATTCTTCTTTGTAATTTTAGAAGCAGGGACTCGATATGCAAGCTCCGTCTTTGGCTTATCCATACCGTCCATTATAGGCTTAAAGAAAAACGGAAGGCGACTATTGATAGGTACTACCTTGTCGGTAAACATCTTCTTCGCGTCAGTACCTGTTTTGGAAAGTATACCTATGCGTGTATCTCGAGCTAAGGTTGCTGTATTTACGCACTCTGAAGAAGACATAAAAGAAAATCCTGAACGACGTATCTTAAGATATACCATACCAAAACTCCTTACGTCAGCTTTGCTTGCCTCCCAAAAGATATAGAGCAATCTATTCGCCTCACGGAAGTCAGGGTATCCTACATCAATGGTTGTCCATTGTAAATACATATAATGAGCCCCGGTAATATAGGTGGGGACTCCGTTGTTCATATACCAAAAGCCCTCTTCTCTAGAGATAAACTCTTGTTCTATATAATCTACATATCTACTTTTAAAATCTTTATGTTTTTCATTCCAATGGAATATAGACTGAATCTTAGACAAGTCTTTAGGT